GCTCCAGTACCAGTTTCATCAGAGATGATACCAGCAAGTTCTGAAGAAGATGTTGCTGCAAGTACGTTCAACTTATCTGTTGTTACAACAAGAGTCTTTGTGCTTGGAATACTTGTACCATTGATAGAATCAGCAGTTGCAACACCAAGTGCTGGAGTTGTAAGAGTTGGGCTTGTCAATGTTTTATTTGTAAGTGTCTGTGTGTTAGTTGTTCCAACTACCGCACCAGTTGCACCATGTGCCTCTGTTGCACCTGTGTGAGTTGTAAGATCTGAAGAAGTAGCCTTAGCATCCAACTGAGTTTGAATTGCTGAAGTTACGCCATCTACGTAGTTAAGTTCTGTAGCGGTTGCAGTAAGTGATGTACCAGCAATTTGTAAAGTTGTAGCGTTTACTTCTCCTGCTGCGCCATAAACAACTGCCTTACCATTTGCAATAGTTCCTGCTGATGATCCATCTACTAAGTTGAGTTCAGAAGCACTTGCAGTCAAATCTGAAACATTTGCTACTTGAACTGTAACTGTGTTGTTTGTATAAGAAATTGTTTTGTTGCTTAATGTTTGTGTTGCATCATTAAGTGTTACAGTACCTGTAGCGTTTGGAAGTGTGATAGTACGATCTGCTGTTGGATCTGCTACTTCAAGAGTTGTCTCATAGTCATCTGCTGTTGCACCTTCAAATGAAATTGAAGAACCAAATACACCAACGGCTGCTGGGGCTGACCACTCAACTCCGTATGTTGCACTTGAATTTGCTGTGAGGACATGTCCGTTTGTACCAATGGCTAAACGTGCTACTGCATCATCTGCACTACCAACAATTAAGTCACCCTTAGCATCTACGGTTCCTGCGGTAAGAACATTCTTACCATTAACGGTTGCTGTTGATCCTTCAACAACTAATCCCGCTTTTACTCTAAAATCTTTATTTACTGTTGCCATTTTTTATCTCCTTTTATGCCTTTAATCCTATACGTGCATAACGTACGGTTATAGGCGTTGTACCGACTACTGGAGTAACCGTTAAGGATACTGTATTTCCAGCGCGGGAGACGCTAATGGTGCCAATATTCCCATCGTTGTCTATAGTTCCATATTCACTGACGCTAACATCTGTACCGTCAATTAATATGCTAATCTCTGTGGCGTAATATTTATTAGCGCCTCCAGAAGTATGTTTGATTGAGATTAGGTATTTAACCATTCTCCATTCTGTTGCGTTAAAATTATCAACTACCGTAGAACTTTCAATTCCGTTAATTGTTGATTCATTATTACCAGTAGTTCCTAAGTCTGTGGCTTGGGCTGATGCTGAGTCAATTAAATCTTCATAATCTTGTTGAGTAGGACGATCTCCTGTTTGAAACAGGGCTTTGACTGATGCCAATGATATTTTTGCCATAACTAGATTATAACATAATTATTTTTATAATTTTATAAAATATAGTTGCTTAAACCAATGATTTGTAGTGGAATTGGCGGTGCATTATTAGCGTCAAAGGCTATAATATCTATATCAGTTATTCTTACTCTAAATGGTAAAAATTCATTTATTGTTATCCCTCTGTCAATCTTTTCTTCAATAGAAACTTTAGGAAATGTGTGTTGATCAATTGATTTTAATATTGTTGTTTGTTTATCAAATATTGCAACAGAAGCCATTAACTTGTTACGTCTTCTAGAACAACCATTTGACCTCTAGCAACTGTCCAAACTCGTGTTGCATCAGATAGTTGAACATCAAAAACATCTCCAGTTTTTAATTGTGCTGACTGTACAGATGTTAATTTAACTGTAAATTCTCCATTTCCATCTCCCCCGTCTGGGGCAGGAGTTAATGTAAATACTGTACCAGCAGAATCCTGATCAAAATTATTTTCTACATCTGGTCGTCTAAATCTTGCAGCAATTGTCCAGTTGGCTATTACAAGTGGATTTTTAGCATCATCTGTAACATATATCCTAAATGCAACGGTATCGCCTTTTACAATTGTCCATTTTACTAATGGCGGGGCATCACCAATATCATAAACAGATTGTCCAGCACCTCTATAATTAGCCATATAAGAATTATAACATAATTACAACAATACGTGAAAAGTTGACAAAAAATAAAACTTCATGTTATACTAGTAAGTAACACCATGAAAAAATGGTGTTTTGTTTTCTAAGGAGGAAACTATGATTAAATTTATCGAAAGAAACAAAGAGATCATTAGCACACTCAGCATAGTGGCTTTAGTAGCGACATTATCAAACAATGCTAACGCTGAAACAAGAATAAGTGACAAAAATAATTTGAGTATAGAACAGGCTCAGGAGCAGGAAAACGCCTCGAAAGAGGTTTTTTTGGTTTCTAAAGAGGAAAATAATAAAACTAACAAAAAATACAAATATGGAACCCCCCTTGAAAAAGATGAACTAATTAAAATATTAAAGAACGTAGGCTTTGAAGGATATTCACTAAAGGTTGCTTGGGCAACGGTAATGAAAGAATCTATGGGCACTCCTAACTCTTGGAATCCTAATAGACAGACTGGAGATAATTCTTATGGCCTATTTCAAATCAATATGCTTGGAGGACTGGGCGAAGAAAGAAGAAGCAAGTTTAATCTAAAGTCTAACGAAGATCTATTTGATCCAGTTAGAAATGCAGAAATCGCTTATCATATGAGTAATGGTGGTAAAGATTGGTCTGCCTGGAAAGGCATTACCTGGAAAACTAAAGAGTGGATGGAAAGATTTTAAATCGGATCCCTAGAATCAAAAACCAACATGTTTTCTGTAAAGAAATTATCATATGGTTCACAGTTAATTGAATAAACAGTGTCTTCATATTCTATAACTTCTAAGATTTCAATTGGTATAAAAGATAATTCAGAATAAGAAAAAACTTTATATGAATTATCTATTTCATCAACTCTAATAAATCTATTAAGTCCATCTTTTTCAGTTAAAATATAATGTGATCCAGAATATAAATCTCCATTAATTAAATACAATTCATCAATTTGTCTTGGTGTTATTGAAACAACTTCAGTAGTTACAATGTTACTTTCATGAAGTTCAATATTTTCCGCTGACCAATTCAGCCAATCTGTAACAGTATCATCTATATCCATAGCAACAAGCACTTCTCCTATAACAAGATCCTTTGCATCTTTTCTTCCATTAATTGTCATAATTCCAGTATTGCTTGAAACTGAGTATTCAGAAAATTCTGGACTGAAAGGGCTAAATGGTGCAAAAGGCGCAAATGGCGCAAACGGTGAAAACGGTGAAAACGGTGAAAATGGAGAAAATGGTGTAAAACCAAATGGTGGTGCTGGAGTCACTGAATTGCTTGAAGCAGAGTCTAAAGAATTTACAATAGAGTTTCCAAGTTTAACTTTAAATGTATAACTTGTTCCATTACTTAAACCACTTACAGATATTGGACTTGAGGAACTTGTTGCAGTAATATTTCCTGGTGTTGATGTAGCAGTATAAGTCGTTCCTATTGGTTTACCTAAATAATTTGGTGCAGTAAAAATAACTGAAGCATTTGAATCTCCAGCACTTGCATTTCCTATTGTTGGAGTTTCTGGTTGATGACCTGCACTTCCTTCAGGGCCAATTGGATGCAATGGCATATTAAGCCACCAAATCGCCGACAGCAACCCAAGTATCTGTAGCACGTTTAATTAATGTACAAGAAGACCATTGCGCTCTTAACTTAGCAGTATTTGCTGTTCCTTGAGGAGTGCAGTTTAAGGTAACTCCAGCAGTAACGTTAATTGTAGTTTGACCAGAATTAGTTTGAATAATTGTTACTTGTGATCCAATTGCAAAATCACCATTTGTTGCAGCATTAAGAGGAATTGTTAAAGTATTTGCAGAAACATTACTCATTTCAATAATATAACCGTTATCTGCTTTTACTAAGGAATACGTAGTTCCTGTTTGTGCATTTGTAGAAAAGTTTAATGGTGCTTTTGTATCTTGTAATGTTTTTACTGTACTTGCTGTTGCAGCCTGTGATTCTGATGTGCTAGTTAAAGTATTATTTAATGGTAATGCAGCCCACTTAAGGCCAGTTGCCGTTGTTGAGTCTGCCGTTAAAATATGTCCATCACTACCAACTGCTAGATTATCTAAATTATTATTTGATGTACCTACTAAAAGATCGCCTTTAAGATCAATGATAGTTTCTTCTACAACATTTTCTAAACTTGTGTCAATTCCATCAATTCTTGTATCTATATCATCTAAATATTTTGAAATACCTGCAGTTGCTGTGCCTTCTGGTTCTGCTTCTTGTCCCCAATGATAATATTTAAGCGCGACCTGTATGTCGGCTGGATCTGCCATTGCTGGAATTTTTGCTAGGGGATACTTAGAACTTCCTATATTTGTGGCTGCCATAGTCTAAATATTATAGCATAGTTATTCTAAGAGGCAGAAGATGTGTTGTCTTCCCCTATGCTAATTGAAATCATTACATCATAATCCCCTGATAAATTTGACCAGGTTGTTCCGCTCAAAGACTTAGCCTTAATTGTAAAGTCTAGATCAGTAGCAGTTAATGTTGGCTGAGTTATCACAGAGGCCATAACATTTGTTGTTCCAATGATGTTGTGATTTACAACAAAACTTCCAGTTGTTTCTGTTATTCCAAGCATATCATTAATGTCATATGTAAAATCTGCGCTTCCAGAAGTAAAAGTGACAGTTTCATTAACGTTATATGTTAGTGGAGCAAACTTACCAACAATAGTCCAGACGTTATCAATATACTGATAAAGTTCTGAAGTAGAAACATCTAAATACATATCGTTTGCTAGTGGAGTTTCTGCAATTGTTAAACCGCTTGGCAACCCAGTTCCAACAAATTGTTTGCTTCCTCTTGTGCCAGTTTGTCCAATGTCAACTGATACAGCAATTTCTTCTACTGGGCCATAAACAGAAAGTTCGGGATCAAGGACAACTACCTCTGGCATTAAACTGCCCCAGTAACATCATCTTGAACTGTAATTGTGCCAGTTAACAAAGTATATCTAAGTGCTGCGCCATTATAAATTTCAAGATCATAATAATAAGTTGAGCCACCCTCTAGATCTCTTCCTCCATCAGGAGTAATCGTACATGTTATTGTATTGTCTGAAGTGTTGATAGATGCACCTAAATCTGAAGATCCGTTAGATGTTAGGACTAATTCTCTTGTACTGCCTCTAGCGTCTGCTATTGTAAAAATTGCATCTCTTGCTGGATTTGCTGATTTATAAGCAGAAAGAGCAAATGCTGCTCCTGTAGAATCTTTTGGGGATACAACAAACCTAAATGTGTCTCCACGATAATAGTCAAAATTATAAGTGCCTGGAAATGCCATGTATTTATTATACCACTAAGAAATATGGACTGTAAAGGATTTGACCTTTACGGCAGAATCTAGATCAGTTCTTATTTGTGGAACAACATTTGCTCGTTTCATTTTTTCATTTAAAATATACAGTGTTTGAGAAATTGAAAAGTCATAAGTGTACTTATATTTTAGATTAGCAACAAATTGTGAAACATTTACAGCGGGAACAGAGTAGGTCCTTAGCCAAACCTCAACATTATTATCAAATGTTTCTATTTCAAAATTATAAACTATCTCTACCCTTGTGCCAATGTCTAATTGTTTAAAATTTAACTTCTGTGTTTCTGTATTCCACAAACTTACTTTTCCTATTGGCAAATGTTTTTCTATTGTTTGTCCTTTAGAATCATTTAATAAGTCTACCCAGCCCTCGTCACCTTTATCTAATCCTAAAAATATTTGCTCTTGGTTTAAATTTTCATAATATGCCCAACCAGATTTTGTTGGTTGTGTTTCAGCACCTTCTTTATTTATATATAAAGTTTCTCCAGCAGGTCCTCTTTCACCCTTTGGTCCCCTTTCTCCCTTTTCTCCAGGATCCCCTTTATCGCCTTTTGGACCAGCCTCTCCAGCCCTTCCAGTTAGTCCTTGAGGTCCTTGTGGCCCTACAAGT